ACATCAAGTGTCTAAAAGCGACAGGGCATATCGTTTTACTACTACTTTAATTCTACAAGAGAACAAAAATAGTGAATCAATTATCCCGTCGGATAACTAATTCACTATTTAGCTTAGAATGTTTATTTTTGCCTAGATGGGCTAGAAAGGACACATAGCATGGCAGAACATGAAGGTTGGTATCTCAAAGCTAATGTTGATATATCAGGTATCCTGCAAGCTGATAAAGCCACAGAAGGCTTATTAAAGAACTTGAAAAAAGTTGAAACCGGCTTTGGAACAATTAAGCCTAATGATGCACTAGCTAAGAGTATTAAGTCAGCTGATATTGCGACTGCTAGTTATGTGCAACGGCTTGACAGTGAAGGTAAGAAGTATGAAGCAGCACAACAGAAGTCAAAACTGTATGCTGAACAAATTAATCGATTAAAAGATAGACAGCACGGGCTAGTTACTGAGCTTGATCGGATTGCTGAAAAGTCCGGCAGAACCAGTGATGCTTATAACATCCAGAAGGCTCGTATCAATCAGACAGCTGTAGCAATCAATAATTTCAAGTCTGATCTAAAGAAGACACAGACTGAAATGGATCGATTGCGTCCAACTGGGTTTAACAGATTGATAGCAGGTGCTAAGCGAGTAACCACAGCCGGTGAAAAGATGAAAACCACCTTACGAGATGGTTGGGATCATATCAAAGGCGGTGCGATGAGTGCTGCCCTCGGTGTCGGTGCGTTTAGTGCTGCTGCTGTTAGTGGCGCAAAGAAAGCCACTAACCTGCAACAAAGCTACCGTGAAATAACGAACCTAGCTGTCCTTGGTGGCGAACATCAAAAAGAAGTTACTAAGGCAGTTGCCAAGATGCAACAAGAAGGTCGGGCTATCTCGATTAAGTACGGAAAATCACAACAAGAAATTGCTGTTGGTTATGAAGACTTGGTCAAGCGTGGTTATTCGACCAAGCAAGCGCTTGGTGCTTTGAGAACAGAAGTACAAGCTTCCGTTGCTTCTGGTGACGACTTCAAAGACGTAACTTCTGTATCATCACAAGTTATTGAAGCATTCGGCATGAAGGCAAGAACTACCGGTGCGATGGTTGCAAATACTCGTAAAGCCGTTAACATGCTTGCCTACTCAGCTGATGCCACTTCAACAAGTTTCCACACACTGGGTGACTCAGTTCACTACTTTGGTGCGGCTGCTAAGGCTCAACACATTTCATTAGCCGAATCAAGTGCTGCTGTCGGTATCTTATCCAACAACGGTATTGAAGGCTCAATGGGTGGTACTGCCATGCGTGACATCATTAACCGGATCGGTAATGGTGTTAACAGTATTGGCAAGAAGAACAGTGTGTTCTCCAAGATTGGCATTACTGCCAAAGATATTGAGGATAGTAAAGGTCACATCAAGAGCTTAGCCGATGCGATGGGCGTTATTTGGACACACATCAAGCAACACAGTAAGAACTCAGTCCAAGAACAAGGCTTTATGAAGTCAATCTTTGGTACAACCGCACAAAACGCGGCTACCATTTTGGCTCAAAATACCAAAGACTTACAAGACTTAACTAAACGTGTTCAAAAAGCTGGTGACAGTGGTTCTTATGTTGCTAAATTGGCAGCCAAGAACATGGGCACTGCACAAGGAGCGATGGCCAGAGCTAAGCAAGCTACTAATGCCTTCACCATGACAATCGGTACCGCAATGCTACCGGCTTTGAATGAAGCTTCTAATGAGCTGGCCAAGTTCCTACTAAGCAAAGACGGTGAACAATTCCAAAAGAATGTTGGTGGCGCGGTCAAGAACGTTGCTGACAGCATAATTGGCGTTATCAAGTGGGTATCAATGCACCCAACGGCTACCGAATGGATAGCAAAGGGTATGGTTGCTGGTTATACCGGCAGTAAAGCATTACAAGCACTTGCCTTTTTAGGTAAGTTGAAGAACACCTACTCAGAATTAGCTGCTCAAAGTAGCAAGATCAATTCGATTGGCAAGGGTACGTCACAACTAGTAACTCCACACATTAAGTGGGGTGACATGAGTCGGACAGCTAAGTTAACTGCAACGGCTAGTGTTGTATTTGACGCTGCTGAAATTGGCAAGAACTTTTATGATGCAGTTCATTCAAGCAAGGCAAGCGTCAAGGCTACCAAATATGGTCAAGGCATTGGCGGAATTGTCGGTGCTGCAATTGGTGCTTCATTAGGTGGCTATGCCGGTGCAACAATCGGTACTGAACTTGGTCAGGCAATGGGTGAACCCGCTGCTAAGAGTTTTGCTAAAGCATTTAGCGGCCACGCTACTAAGTATCTAATTCCTAACACTAAGAAACAAAAGGATAAGCGCGGTCGTATTCCTAAAAAGCTAAAAGCAGATGCTAACGGTTATTACGATGCTAAAGGTAAATACCACGATCAGCGTTCACTAGCTGAAAGATCGTGGGATATGAACCACACGATGGATAATTACATGTTTACCCATCCAAATAACATTGCTGATTTCCTTTTCGGCGGTGCATCTACCGCTTGGAATGCCATCGGCCATATTGGCGATAAAGGGTATTGGAAACGTAGCTTGCCACGCATGCGAGCATCTGCTAAAGGCTCATGGCTCGATTGGTCCGGCGCCAACAAGTGGACAGATAAACACATTTGGCCGGGCTTAAGAGGCATGTTTAACCCACAAAAATTGCCAAAAGGATACGCCGTTAAAGGCTCGTACTCTAGCCGAGTTGCTCCACTGTTTACCAACATCGGTAAATGGTTTGGTAAGCAAAACTGGGACTGGGGTCCATTTGATCCTAAACAAAATGGACTCGATAAGTTCTTGGCAGGCTTTAAACCACAAGTTCACGGCAAAGCGCCAAAGAAATGGCATATTAAGATGTCCGGCATCCTGCCAAAGGTTAATGCCGAAAAGTGGGGTCGTGGCATTGTCAAAGACGCTCAACGTGGCATGAGTCATTTTCCATCTTGGACACGACAATTAGGCAGCAAATCAAGTAGCTGGTTTAAGTCTAAGTGGACTGGCCTTGAAGCGTGGGGTGCTAAAGTCAGATCTAATGCTCAAAAGGGCTGGAATGGTTTTAAGACTTGGTTCGGTGATCTTGGTAAAAACGCCGTGGCAATGTTTAAGAAACCATTTGAAGGTTTAGGCTCATGGATTGAGAAACACACACCAAAGCCAGTACGACAAGTCGTTGGCAAAGTTGGTCAAGGCATCAACTGGGTCAAAGGCAAGTTAACCGGTGCACATGCAACCGGTGGTTTAATCGGTGCCGCTCACGGTGCTTTAGTTGGTGAAGCTGGTCCGGAATTAGCATACACGCCATACGCTAACCATGCGCGGCTACTTGGTGCTAACGGTCCTCAGCTTACACGAGTTAACGCTGGTGAAAGAATTTTAAATGCTAAGGATACTAGAAAAGTCATGACCGGTGGTTTAGGTCATGGCTTGATCCTTAATGGCTATGCTGCCGGTAACGTAAGTCTTGGCCATGCTACCAAGAACGTAACTAGCGACTACAAGAAGATTAATCGTGAAGCTACTGGATCACTCAGAAAGCTCACGAGAGCGAATAAATCATCATGGCGTGGAATTACAAGCACAACCACCAAACAAAGCTCTAAGACAAGAAAATCAGTCATTTCAAACTATACAACCATGAAGTCCAAAGTGTCTAAGCAAATGGACAATATGCACGATGGTGTTGTTAAGACGGCAAGATCAACTGCTAAAGGCTTTGGAACTGCCATGAGTAAGATGAACGGTTATGCCAAGGACGCAATGTCCGACACAATCGGTCAACTCAACAAGGGTATCAATGGCATCGATAAGGTGCTCTCTCAATTCGGTGGTAACGGATCAGTAATTAAACCAGTACACTTTGCTACTGGTTCCGGTGCTCTTCCACGTAACACATGGGCTATGGTCAATGACGCACCAACTGGTCCACGTCAAGAAGCCATCGTTAAAAAGAACGGTGACATTCATATTCCACGTGGTGCAAATAGACAGATGTTACTTGAAAAAGGTGACGCTGTCCTTAATGGTTACCAAACGCAAGAATTAGCTCATAGTTGGGGCTTGACGCACTTTGCCAAAGGCTCTGGTGTAAGTCATAGCCAGTTAAGAAAAATCGCTGACAATGGCTTATCTAATCCAGCTAAGAGCTTTGCCAATATGTACACGTCAAATATCAAGTCAAGCGGTCCGGCAATCCAACGAGGAACAATTGATTTAGGCAAGAACTCCTCAGCTCATTACGGCAACCCTTGGATGAACGCGATGTGGACAGTTATCAATAACGCCATTGGTGGCGGCGTTGGTAAGGGCGGAACTCGTGAAGCGTTCTTGAAATATGCCGAAAAGACCTTTAGTGGCGTGCCTTATGTCATGGGTGCCATGAGTAAAGCAGCAAGTGACTGTTCCGGCATGGTATCACAAGCATTACACCACTTTGGCTTAGATGCTGGACGTACCACTGTAGCAATGCAACACTCACCAGCTTTGCAATATCTAGGCAAGGACTTGTCTAAGACGTTGCCTGGTGACTTAGTCATCTACGGTCACGGAACAGGAGCCGCAGGGCACGTGGGGATCATTAAGAACCCACAAACTCACTCAATGTTTAACGAAACTCCACCAAGAGCGAGAGTCACATCAATCGATGCACCAAAGAGCATGGGTTATGGCTACTACCGTGTACGTGGATTATATAATGCCAAGCCAAAACAAGGTCAAAAGGCTACAGGCGCATTAACCAACCTAGCTAAGCGAGAACTTGGTAAATCAGCATTGAAGTGGATCAGTGATAATCTTGCTGATCAAATCGATGGCGGATTTATGGCAGGTAAACCAACTGGCGATCACAACCACTGGTTGAAGCAAGCACACATTCCAGAGAAATACTGGTCTGCGATGAACTATGTTGTAAGTCATGAATCTGGCTGGAATCCTGCAGCAAGAAACCCATCGTCCGGTACTTTGGGTCTGGGTCAAATGCAAGGCTACAACTTGCATTACTACCGTGCACACGGATCAATCCGTAATGCGATCGCTCAATTAGCTGGTACTTACGACTACATGAACGACCGGTACGGTAACCCAAATAAAGCACAAGCATGGTGGGAATCACATCACTGGTATAGTCGCGGTGGCGATCACTGGTCCAATAAGCCATTTATCGCTGGCGAACACGGGCCAGAAATTGTCACACCAAAGTCACCGGTCCACATTGATGACTTTGAAACAACGAAACGTAAAGTTGCTGATCTTGGCAGAGCTGGTCGTCAAAAAACACCATCCAAGACCGCAACTGGTCATGGTCAAATCGTGGTTAACATCAACTTCAACGGTCCAATCACTGGTGATGAAGCATCAATGAGAAAGATGGCCAACATTGCTAAACGTGAAGTTGTTAAGCAATTTGAAGCATTGTTGAACCATGAAGAGGGATCGGACCCAACAATCTTTTAGTCAGGAGGTGAAAATGTGGTATATGTAGCAAAAAAACAACCGACTTATGTGGTTAAGGCACAAAAGACGGCTAATAAGTACAAGAAATTGATGAATCGAGATAAGAAAAGAGCCAAAAACGCCAAGGATAGTGCGTTAGGTTCCTATCAAAACTCAGTGCTTCATCCGAAAAGAAAAAAGTACTTCCTCAATTTACAGAAAAAGTACTTAAAAGCCGAAAAAGCCGCTAATAAAGCATACAGTCGGCATAAAAAAGAGTATAACAAAGCTAAAAAGAAGGTTAAAACTGAAACCTACAAAGCAAATAAGAGCGCAGTTGCTGACAAGATAGCTCAACACGAACGAGGGCATCACAATGAAGGTAACTGCGCTATATATAGAAGTGACGGTCATTCTCAGACCGTCATTTTTATTTCTCCAAGTGATACCGAGTCGGAAAGCTCAGACGTTGAAATTACATCTTGGCCAGTCGATAAGGGTGCACCTAGGAGCAACTACGCTAGGACATCTAGTGATACTAAGACCGTTGCCGGTTTAATTACTGGTGAAGACAGGGCGGAAGCTAACAAAAAGTACGCTCAATTAGTTACTTGGAAGGATAATCACGTAACTCTCACATATGAGGGCGATTTTGTTGAAAAAGACCTGTTAATTAGTAATATCAGCAATACTTTCAAAAATATGAGTGATAACTTGCAAGTCTCAATCACGTTTACTCACGTGAGAGCTGCAAATATCACAGTTTCCACCGGTAACAATGCAAAAACTAAAAAATCCAAGTCAACAAAGACCACACGTGGACGGCGAAATAAGAAATACACCGCTATCACTGTTAAACCTGGCGACACGTTACTTGGTATTTCACGAAAGTATGGCAAGTCGGTGTCTTGGCTACAAAAAGTAAATAAAATTAAAAATCCTAACAAGATAAAGGCAGGGCGAAACCTTTACGTTAGCGAGAAGCAAAAGAAAATTAGTAAAAATATGAGGGTGAGATAGATGAGACGCTACATTCCAGTAGATGTTGATGATCTGCCTGATATTTTTGACATCACAATCGCCGGTGGTGTCTATACTTTTCGGGTTGACTATAACGAGGTGGCGGATTTTTACAGTGTCTCAATTTGGGACGCTGATGCTAATTTGCTACTTAATCAGCAGCCTTTAATTTTGGGCGAATTGGTTGGCTATGACTTACTTGATCAACGTTTGCCACGTGTCGATATACGAGTTATGGACGAAAGTTACAAGGCTAAAGATGCCGGTAAAGGTAACTTTGGTGAAACCGTACAAATGTACCTTGATGTTATCGATCCGCTTGGTTCTGAAACTGGTGACCCCACGATTAAACCCCTCGGGTACGACCCAGATGAACCAACTGACGATTATACGGATGAAGAGGTGTCTAGCTAATGGTTGTCACTACTAATCCGCATGCTTGGTTTATTTGTACAAATAATTCCGGGAAGACTCAAACGGTTTACAATGATGAAACTCCAGAACACAATTACCCCTTTGCTTTTGAATCTAACTTTAGCGATTCGGCTAGTCCGCCAGTCAACAAAGTAACCTTATATAACATGTCAAAAAAGCATGCGATGTTCTACGCCAAGGGTTTTAAAGTTAAGCTGGCTTTTAATTGGGGTGCTCCTATGAAAATTATCTCTGAGGGCTACATCACTAAGATCGACACGATGCAGCATGACGGTGTCACTGATACCTTGGTGATCACTTACACAGAAGGTACTAATTACAACAACGTCAAAGCTAGACGGCTCAAAGTTAAGAAAAACAAAGATTACAACAAGTACAAGCACGTTAAGGTTACTAAGACTTATAAACGTGGAAAGAAAAAAGGTCAACAATACACAGTTAACCATCGTGTTAAAACTCGTGCTACTAAGACGGTCTTGGTTAATAAGACTTATAAAGCAGGCACGAGCTATAAGGATTTAATTCAAGGTGTAGCAAGTCAAGCTGGCATGCACATCGATAAGATCCAATTACATAAGAATCCAAAGTTAAAGAAGGCTTACACCGCTAAGGGTAAGCCTCTTACTTTGATCAAACAGATGGTTAAGAAAACTGAGTCAGAGATTACTTACGAACGTGGGAAGTTTGAGATTATCGATCCTAAATCTGATAAGCGTACATGGGTAACAATTGATGATCAAGACTTGGTACAACCGCCGTCAAGTAATCAAAGCGACGACGGTGGTGACGATACGTGGGAGATCACGACTCCTTTAATTCCTGAAATTACAGTACGTGTCGGAATTGAAATGAAGTCAAAGTATTTGAAGGGCAAGTTCTGGGTTAAGGCTGGTCAGCATACAAGCGACGGCACTAATCCTCAAACTCAGTGCTCACTAGTTGCTCTATAGGAGGTGCAAGATGACAAAACATGATGATTCAAGTTCACAAGCCGAATTACAAGCAGCGGCAGTAATTGCAGTTAGGAATTTCAAGCATGCGATTAATGCTGAATTTGAAGCTGCCTTTATCGCACGGGTTATCAAATATGACAAGAAAAAACATCTTGCTGACTTGCAACCGCTCGTTAATTTAAGTGATGGCCAACTTAGAGCGCAATACTTAGATGTGCCTGTAAGCTATCAGTGTTACATCTTAGACGAAATCTTTGACCGCATTAAGCCAGATCTAGCAGCAGTTGATTTTAACTCAACTATACCTGCACACCCTGGCGCTCCAGCTCACCACCAAACGCACTTCGTTGACAAATTGCCAAAACATCGCTTTATGCGTCCAGGCATTCCAGTTATTGCTGTCACTCTTGATAGAGACAACGACAACTGGAAAGGCGGCCGTGATGCAAGCAATTTTGATCCTAATACGTCAAGATTGCATGATGCTAACGACTCAATTGTTGTTGGAATACTAGGAAGTGATGCGGTTTATGGCTAAAGATTTTGAAGTAACTGAATATGGTGACTGGTTTGTTGATCCAGAAACGCATGACTTTGTAATTATCGATGGATTGGAAGAAATTGCACAACGAATCAAGGCAACACTTGAAACGTTCTACGGTGAAATGGATGTCCTTGATCCTGAACAAGGCATGGACTACACGAACTTTCTTGGCCATCGATTTAAGAAGAAACGTGCAGCCGCTGATCTAAGAAGAACAATCATGGCCAAAGTGCCTGAAGTTGACTCAGTAGAAGATTTAAAGTTTGATGCTGATCCAGCAACACGACACTTGACCGTGCATTTTACGGCCATGGCCACACCAACGGAAAGTGACGTATCGCAGGAAGTGGAAGGAGATGTAAACGTTGGCCTATAACTCGCAATGGGGCTTAACCGCAACTGGTTTTTACGTCCCAACATATCAAGAAATCTTGTCACAAGTTGAAGATGAAATGATTTCAGCTATTGATCCTGACCTTGTTGTTACTAGTAATTCAAACGCTGGTATCTTGGCCAGGATTTTTGCTAGACGTGAAAAAGCACAGTGGGAGCAACAACAGTTGACCTATTACTCAGCGTTTATTTCTACTGCTTCTGATGCAAGTCTTGACTATATCGGTGGCAACCTTGGGCTTAAACGCAAAGTTGATGAACCTGCATTTGCTCAAATTGAGATCACAACACAAGAAGAATACTTAATCCAAGCCGGTGAACAGTACGAAACCGAGGAGGGTTATGTATTTACTTTGCTGAAAGATGTTTTAACGAAGAAAAAGGGTGACGGCTCATGGAGTGGCATTGGTTGGGTGCAATGTGAAGATACTGGTCAAGACACCAACGTACCTGCTAACTCAATTACGGTTGAAGTTAACCCAGATGATGAAATTATTTCAATCACTAATCCCGAAAAAGCAGGTGGTGGCCAAGATTACGAAGATGATGAGACCTACCGTGAACGACTCCGTATGGAGAACGCGGCACGTCCAGGCTCTACGGCTGCCGGAATTAGATCAGCATTAATGAATCTGCCTGGAGTTCGTGAAGTTAACATCATTCAAAACCCGTTTGCTGATCCAGATAAGTACGGTAATCCGCCATATAGTGTCCATATTTACTGCCTTGGCAGTAATAAGCAGGACATCGCGGAATGCTTGGCGGATTACATTGCTGCCGGAATTACTATGGTAGGACGGCAAGAACTGACTGTTAGAGACGCGACTGGTAATCCTCTCAAAATTAACTTTGATTTTGCGACTGAAAAGCCAATTTATGCCAAGGTTACGGTTAATGTTAATGACGCTTGGAACATCGATGAAGGTGCTGAGAACGTCAAATATGCTATAGCTGAGTATATCAGTGGTCTTGAAATGGGTGATCCTCTCTATATCACTCGCTTATATCCTGCTGTCTACTCAATCGAGGGAATCAGTGATGCCACAATTGAGGTAGGTTTGGCACCTGATCAACTCGCGGAAAAGGACATCAAGCAGAAGGACTTTGAAGCACCTATCTGTAGTCCTGACAATGTTGAGGTGACAGTAAATGGCCTATGAGACAACTGACCAGTTAATTAATTTAGCTAGTCACCACTGGTATAAAGAGCACAACGGTAACTTTTATAAGCTACTGGACATTTACTCTAAAGGTATGGAGCAAATATCAGATAGTGGCGAAAAAGTTATGAAGTGGCGTGCTATCCAAGATGCGGAAGGCACGACACTAGACCTGTTTGGTAAAGATATTAAGACTTACAGACCGACTAAGGAAGATCCTCCTTATCGGTTTTTGACTTACCTAAAAACTCTACTGGCAAGGGCACAAGGTACGATTCCATCGATCTACAAGATCACTAGTACCGCGCTTGGTACTAAGGACGGGATCAAAATTACTAAAACCAAAACGCCAAGACACGTAATTATCTCAATCCCATGGGATTATGTGTCTACATGGTCAGTAGAGAAGTTCCTCCTTGAAAATTTGCAGAACATGTTAGCGCTAGGCTACTGGCTTGATGGAATCGTATTTTTCACACGGGCAGAGTTGCCGCTATATGTGGGCGTAGGCAATCAAGACAAAACAACCGATAAGCAAGAGTCCGGGCTGGTTTGGTGGACTGGATGGTCTGCCCAGTCGGCATTTGCGCCATGTATCAGTGTGATCGGTCGTATCCGGTCCACTGAGGTGACCAAGTCAGAAGCCCTTTGGACAAACGGGCAGTAAGAAAATCACACAACTACTCAATCGATTAAGACTGAGTAGTTTTTTTATTCACACAGAAAGGAGCCAAATTATGGCAGACGAACAAGACAAGCCTACAGGGTTCAAGCCTAAATTCTGGCCTAAAGCTGTCTTGACCAATGACGGTCGTCACGCCTTTTTGCAATCAGTGGCAAGTAACCACGTACTGCACTACACGCGTGTGACCCTATCAAGTCAAAAGATGGTTGACGGTCAAGGCAAAATGCTTGACAACG